TAAGGCCTGCGCCCATGGCGGTGGAGCCTTGGCGCACCATGACGGCGGCAATGTCCTTTGCCTTGGCGTTCATGTTGTTGCTTAGGTAGTTGGTGGCGTCGGCGAGGTCTAGGGCGTTCTTTTGGGTTAAGCCCATGGCCGCGCGCCATGTGGCGAGGGTGGAACCGGCCTCTTCTGCGGATACGTCCCATGCGACGCTCATTTTGGTGGCGGATTCAGCAAACTGGAGCAGTTGGCTTTTTTCGATGCCGGATTGCCCTGCGGCGGTGACGATGTCGGCAATGCCGTCTTGTTGTACGCCAAGGCGGCCAGCGAGTTTCATCATGCTGGTGCGGTATTCGGCCTCTTCCTTTTTGTCGGAAAAGTTGACGACTTTTTTGACGTCGGCAAAGGTGTTTTCGTATTCGACGGCGCGTTTGCCGGCCATGATGAGCGGTGCGGTTTTGATGATCAGCCCGACGGCTTGGCCAACGAGTTCGCCTTTTTGGGCGTTACGATCGGCGATGCGGCCTTTTAGGGTTTGGATCTTTTGCAGCTTGGCTTTTTGGCGGTCTAGGGCTTGGCTTGCTTGGTCGGTTTGGCGGGCGAGCTTGAGTTCTTGCGCGCCGAGGGATCTGACTTTTAAGCCTGCCTCGCCCATGTCTCGGCGTAATCCGCCCAGTTCTTTGGCTTGTTTGCCGTAGGCGCTGGTAAGTTGCTTGGTCGCTTGCTCTGAGGTTTTGAGGGCGGCTTTTTCTTTTTTGTGGGCGAGTTCGGCGGCTTTTTTGTCTTTGGTTAGCTGTTTTACTTTTCGGCTGGCCTCAGCCACTTGGCGCGACTGTGCGCCGTGGGCTTGGGCGGCGTCTAGTACGGCTTTTTCGGCGTTGGCGAGGTCTTGCGTGTGTTGCTTGACGACTTTGCTGGCGTTGAGTTCGGCTTGTTTTAGGCGGTTTGTCTCTTGGGTCGCCTGTGCCATGGCCTTGCGGGCGTCGTCTAGGCGGGTGGTTAGGGTTTTGAATCGGGCAACGGTTTTTTGTTGGTCGCTGAGCTTTTTTAGGCTGCTGTTGGTTTGCTCGACTTGTTGTTCTAGTTTGCCAGCGGTCTGCATGGCGTTGTTGAACGGTTTGCTGAATTTGTCGACCGCTGACAGTGCGATGGAGATCTTTTTTTCGGCCACGGCTTACCCCTTGTTTATACCCAGTTTGGCGGCGGCTAGGTGGTAGCGGCGCATGGCTTCGTCGATGCGCCAGTTTAGTATTTCAGATGGTGGAACGTGGTAAACCAGCGGGATGACGTCGGTTAGGACTTCGACGTCTTTGGGCGAAAGTAGTCCGCCGGTTGTTCCAAAAAATCGATGAGGCGCTCTTGCAGTTGGTTCCAATCCGGCAAGCTGAGGCGTTCCAGTTCGGCTTGGGAGAAGCCAGAACAGCTTGAACTGATGAAGATGGTGCGTTCCCATTCGTTGCTGTAGGTGTCCATTAGGTCGGTGGTGGCGACGGTTGGCGGACGCAATTTGTAGCAGGGTTTTTCTTGGCCATCGTCCCCTTGAATGGGGATAAGCAACGCGGGGATGGCGTTGTCGAATTCGTCTTCCATTAGCTGGCTGGCGGTGGTGTTGATGAGTTCTAACACTTGGTTTTGTACGCTGGTGTAGTCTGGCGTGACGAGCTGTTTGAGCAATGTTTCGGTGAGACTGGTGCTTTCGATGATGCAGGCGCGCAGCAATTTGGTGTCGTCGGCTTTGTGGGTTTTGCTTAGGTTGCGGTGCTGCCCCATGGTGATGGGTTGGATTTGGATGGTTTGAATCGGTTGCTTTTGCTCGTCTTCGATTGGCCAAACAAGGTTGTGTGTTTTTGGTTCAAACATGGTGATTCTCTTTTTCAGATTTTCAAATAGTTAAAAAAGCCCGCTCGGCTTTTTTGAACGTAACGTCTGTTAAAAGTGAGCGGGCAAAGGGGCTTGAAGCTTTTTAAAGATTACGTTTTAGGCTTAAGGCAAGCCGACGTTGCGTCTGTGTTCGGCCAGTAAGTCGCCATTACCAAGGTTGAGGATTTGCGCGTTGCGGTCGATCTCGTAGATGGTTCGCCCTGCTTCGGTTTTTTTGTAGGCGCTGACAGACATTTCCATTTCATTGTCGGGGAGCTCGCCCATTTTGCTGGCGGATTCGGTGACGCTGGTGATTTCCCCTGTGACGCTGTATTTGATGGCGAATTTGTTGCCGTCTTCGTCTTGGTGAGATTCGTTGACGTTGACCTGGCACATCTCGCCGTTTGCTAGTCCGAACGCCGACAGCAAGGCTTGGCTCGCGCCTTTGACTTTGAATTTGGCGGTGAGCTTTTCCAGCCCGACCATGACTTCACCGGGGATGAAGGAACCGCCTCGGGTTTCTTGCATGGTTTTTTTGACTTCGGGCGGGGTGAACTCGTCGAGCTCTTTGATGAGTGGCTCACCGTTGATGATGGCCATTCTGCTGATGCGTGAACGTTGTCCAGCCATTATAAGACTCCTTCAAGGAACGATTCGACGATGCCGACGTCTTCGATTAGGTGGTACACCATGTGTTCGTTTGGTGCGTAGCCGTGGTATTTGATGGCAATGTGCCATTCGCCGTTGGTGTAGTTGTCGACGTTGTTGAGCGTGGGGTGCAAGTAGACTTGTGCGCCCATGATGGTTTCGTCGGCTTGCAGGGATTTGAGCCAGAAGTTGAGCTTTTCAATCTCTTGGTTCATGAAGGATTCGCTGAGGTTTCGTGCCATGGCGCGCTGGGCGGTTTTCGCCAGTTTGCGGATGATGGCGTATTCCAAACCGACTTGTGAGACGAATCGACCCATGACGCAACGGTTGCCAATGAGCGAAAAGCCACCCATGGAGGTGCGCGCAAAGTACGAGACGCCATAGCGGTTCATCAGATCGCCATTGGTGGCTTTGTCCATGATGTTGTAGTCGATGGTTCGTGCTGTGCCTTGGATTAAGGCGCCCATGCCGCCTTTCGCGGGGCTTTCCCATGCTTTGACTCGCGCAAAGCAAGACAAGGCAATGGCCGCGCCGGAGAAGTAGACGTTGCCTTTGGCGGCTTGGCTGTAAACCGAGACGAACGGATCGACCAGATAGAATGCGTCGTAGCCTGTGCCTTCGCCACCAAGGGATTCTGAATAAGCGATCGCGGCGTTGTCGTTGGTGTTTGGACCATCGCCAACGGGGATCGCGTAGAGACGTTTGCCCATGGCGGCGAGTGCATCGGCCACGGGTTTGGTATTGAAGCCCGGTGCGGCGATGTGGGTGGGGACTTCTTGGCAATCGCCTAAGGCTTCGATACCGGTTCGTTGACCAGTTGTAGGATCGACTTTGCCTATTACCTTGTTTGTTGTGTCTGCGGCGTCTGTGCCCTCTTCCACGATAACCACATACATAGGCACGGAAACGATGCGGAGCAGTTCGTAACAAGTACGGTAAAGCGTGCCGCGTTCGGTGCCTGCCATGTCTAGCTTGGCCACCGCGCCCATGTTGGCAATGCGGATTGGGCTGTTTTTCGGCCACAGTGGGTCGGCGTCTGGCGCGGTGCCGACTACGCCCAAAACAACGCTGCCCAGCGGCCCCATTGGTGGCGGCGCGGAGTGGGTTTCGACACTCATGCCGTTGTGAACAAAGGATGCAATTTCTGGCATTACGCCTCTCCTTTTGGTTTAGCGGTTGTGGTCGCAAGGGCGACTTTGCCACTGAGGATTAGGAAATCCGCTTCGCACGGAAGCAGCTCGACCGTGTCGTCTTTTTCGTGCCAATGCTTGTGATTTGGGCATTGGTAAGGCGAGAGTACGGTGTATTTTTGCCGAGGATTAGGCGGCTGTTTCGTGGCCATGGGCTTTCTCCAGACGTAAAAAAACCGCTAATGCGGCTGGGGGTTTATTGAGTTCTTTAACTTGAAATTGTTATTCCGTTGGTAAGGGATAGCGCTCTTTTATCTCGGCGACTTTATCGCGCCACTTTTGTTCTGCTTCGGCTGTTCCATCGTATTGCCACTCCATGTAGAGCGGATCGGATTCGGTTTTGTAGGCCGCTTCGCGTTCATTTAAAACAGAGGACAGTAAACCGATATAATCATCAGCAACATTCCGAACTCGCCAGATCCCATCATCCAAGATCAAAGCGTCATCATAACGACATTCTAATTCTTGCCAATTTTCACCTTCGATAATGTGCTTAACGCCGTTAGAGTCTACATAAAACACAGCAAAACCCAGAACAGAAATATCAATAAGAGCAGAGCCATCGAAACGAAGTTTTGAATAATCAGCCTGATCAATCTTGAGACCATGAGACTGTTTAACAGTAGTTCGGCCCACCAGCATATCAGCTTTAATTAACGCGTACATTAGACTACCTCCATCGAGAGTTGCGCGATCTCTTCATTAGTCCAACCGCTATTTGCTGCCGCAGAATTTAAGTAAACAACCCCCGCCTCTACTTTGAACGCCACCTCCAAATCATAATGCGTTCTTAACATCAAACTAGAGTGCCATAGTTCCACGTCTTCCATATATACATAACCATCGGCTATACCAACATGAATCCTACGAGTCTTACGAATCGGAACGCCATTTAAAAAAAACGATAATATTCCATAGTTTGCACCGCTTGGCGCAGAAACAACAAGACGCCCAGACGACCGCATATTAAAAGAACGACTAAATTCATTGCTATAACTTAATGTCAGAAAAACTATGTTATTTGCCAGAGAATATGACTCATTCGTTTCGAGATAAGCTATCTGACCAGAAAGAATACTACTTACATTTATATAGCTAGTAACGCCCCCCGGCCTGATCACAGCAGTGAGAACATCACTGTAAGTCGCATCAAACAATTCATTAAAATGATCCAACTGATCAGGGTTATAAACAATATCTGCCAGATCCAAAAGACGAAAGCCATTATCGAGATCAAATCGCAAGTGATACGTTTTAGTTAAATCAATCACGAACGACTTATCTTGATAAGACGACGTATTCACATCAAGCCACCCAAACAGACGAATAACCTGATCATTATCGATACTCAAATTCGCTCCGTCCAAAGTGACCGACAAACGATTATCATCAGTCATCACTTCAGGATAAATGGGAATTTGCTTCAATGCATTTAATTGCTCAGCGTTTTCTAATTTTCCCAAATACTGACCATGAGGATCTTCCGATTCAACATGTGCAGCTGCTTTTTGATCAGCGTAAGTTTTGTATTGAGGATGCGGATCTTCCGCATCCAAATGTGCAGTAAGCGCATTCCCTAAATCCGTTGGCGTGACAAACTGCACAGATGGGTCAATTTTTATTTGAATAGCATCCGCGTTACCGGGCACGAACTTTAACCGGATTGTGTAGCTTTTTCCCTGTCCTTCTTCTAACAGCGGTTTGTAATCCCCTGCTTGTCGAGCATAAGAATAAAGCTCACCATCTGTTGTTTTAATGCCTGCTTCCTTGATAAAAAAACCGCCATCACTGGCTGGAATTTCTGCTCGTGCGATCCATACGTTTGGGTCTTTTTCATCCTTTTCGATGGTTATCCCATATTCGCGAACTTGATGTATTAGGTCAGTTCTTTCAGCAGGCGAGGCAGCATCTGGTAAAACACCGTCGCCCACGACTAAAACAGCCAAACCCACTTGGGTGTTGTTAAATTTTGCATCACGCTCAAGACCAAAGCCTGTTTGCGTGATATAGGTTCTATAGTCGCTCATTTCTTGCTGGCTCCGATGTGGAAATGATTCGTAGATGTTGGGCAATGCCCGTATGGGTTAATGCATTTGCCTCACTGCCCGCTGGGACAAATGGCTGTGATGTCATGGTGATACCAATTTCGGCGGCGACGGCAATACGTGGCGAGGCAATCGATTCACGGGCGAGATTCATCACGTAGGAATCTCGTTCAGACTTCATTTCAATGAGCAGTTGATCGATGCGGGCGTTGATTTCTTGGGTCAATACTCGATCTGAGGCATACACCCAGATTTGAAAATAATAGGGATCAAGTTCCGACGGCTTTTTAAACCATGGCGTAACATCGGCACCAAAGCCCATTTGCTCGAGTGCTTTGACAAATCCCGCACGTGTACCGCTTAGTTGTCTGTTTCGCCATGCTTGTTCTGATCGATTTCTTTTGACTTGTTCGGTATCGGTCGAATCCCATACGGGGACTTGTCGATCGATGCCGAGTGTTGCGATCGCCTCTTTTCGGGTTTTCTGTGCATCCAGTAATTCAGGGTATGGATGGTCAATCGAATAAAGGGCTTCACTCAAAGCAAGCTCTAACGCTCGCTCTAGTGGGCTGCGGTTGTCTGGTAGAACACTATAGGTTTTCAGTGTTGACGGTAATTTGGACTGACTCAAGGTAAGGTGCCTCGTTGTATTGGCAACGCAACGGTTGAGTGGGTTGCAGTATGTCGCCTCGATGAGCGCCGGTGGCTTTTAGCAAGACGCTGTACAACATGGAAAGCTCAATATTGCCGCCTAGTCGATGTTGTTGTTCCGCATACTCTCGCACGGCTTTTTCAGCGGCGGCCTTTACTACATCCACATCGGGACCCGTTCGGATATACAGCACGGCGTCACAAGACCAAGGCTTGATGGTTGGCGCTTTGACGGTGAGCAAATCGGTCTCTTGGGCGATGTCATCCCGCTGCATGTATTGCTGTGTTGCAACGATGAGCGCTTCGGCTGGGACTCCATTATTGGTATGAGACAAGATGAAACAATCCACTTCCCCTGGTGCAACGCGTCGCGCTTGGGCGTCTTTGGTTTGCCCTGCCATCTCGTGTGATTCGAATTCGTAGGTCACAACCACTTTGCCTTGGGTTGGGCTTTCAACCGTGACTTTAGGACGACCGCCTAGCGTCATGGCATTGAAACGGTAACCGGATCGTGTGCCGGTTGTCGCTAATGCATAGGCGGCAAGATAATAACGTGTAAGCAACGCATCGTTGCTTTCCATGGTGGGTGGTACCACTGGAAAGGCGTTCGGGTCGCCTTCGTCCAATATTTGCCGCTCTACGCCTAGTTGACTGGCGATTAGATCGACCATGTCGTTGTCTGTGGCGTACATGCCAAACATTTGAAGTGCTTGGGCGTTCATTTGTCTGAACTGGCTTTGCAGAATAACGGTAAACGCTTGGGTAAATTTGGTTAATAACTCGGCGTCGTTTTCAAAGGTTTCTGTGACACCTGCCACGTCATCCGGCGCGTTGTCTGATAAATACGTTAGAACGCTATTTTTTACCGTTTCAAAAAGATCATCGAAATTCGGTGTGGTAATGATCTCTGGTTTAGGCAGTGGATTTTGATGGGGAAACATCTAGCGGCACCTCAAATTTAATCGTCTGTCCATTCCACTTGCCTTCAAAATACAGGGCGAGTCCGTCGGTTAATCGCTTGGCAACACAACGAGAAGGCACAAAGTCGGTTAGACCATTGATTGGTTCGTAAAAAGCGGCAATGGCAGCGGACTGTAAGCGAATTAACATGCTGTCTGACATATTCGCGCCCATGTATTGACGAACATCACTGCCAAAGTTGGGGCGTTTGGCTCGCCCTACTTTTGGCGTTGTCATAACTTGAACAATGCGACTGGCAAGTTGGTCGAACCCTGTTATTCTTCGGCCTGTTTTGCGGTCAATCCCAATCATTTAGGTCACCTTCTCTCGTTATTAAGTGACTTTATACGCACCTGCAGAAGAACCGCTTGTTACTGGCACTTCTGCGTTTTGGGTGATGTGGTTAACAATGCCTTCAGCAAACGCCAACCACCAATCATGCCCCGCGGCTTTGTTTGCCAGCGGATCAAAGCCCTTGGCTTGCATAGCGGCTTCGATGTCTTTGGCGAGTTGTTCAGGGTTGAGTGCCATGTTGAATACCTTATTTTCCAGCGTTTATTTGCCAGCGGTGACGGTGGATGAACAATCCGCGTGTGGTAATCCGGTGATCATGCATTTATGTGCACCGGTTACGACGCCAATGCCTTTGTTAAGCTTGATCATGCTGCCATCGACCATGACGTCACCGCCTGCTTTTACTGTGACTGATTGATCTGCATTGACGAGCACATCGCCTTTTACCTCGATTTTCAATAAATGATTTGTCACGTGATAAGAAACCAGTGAACCATCGGGATAACAACGGACAATCTCGTTTGGGTCATTGCTTGGTGCGGGGAAGTTATCGCTAAATAAGCCAATCAAGGCGACGGTTTGCGTACCGTTATTACCCGCGCCATAGTTGAGTAATACCGCCTGTTCGCCTATTGATGGACAACGATAATCCGAAGTCTCGCCAGCGGCGTAGGCAAACCAACGAATGAACGGTGTTTTAAGCGCACCATGCTGCACACGAATTAACGCGCTTGATTCATGAATCTCACAAACATAACCCAGTCGAATGATGCTTTGTAGCCGTCGTCTTAAGTCTTCGGTTTCTTCGCTTAACTCTTCGATTCTTTCAAGATAAGGGTTCAACATGTCCCGAACCATGGCTTCGATCAGTTGACGCATTAGAGGCTCCGGTATTCGTCTTGTTCGTTTCCATCGGTTGGGTTGGCCACAATACGAATGCCACTTTTAACGGTTTCAGGTTGCCAAGTGGATGCACCGAGGTAGAGTTTTTGTTCCCAGTTCACCACCCATGAATCAAAACCGCCCTTCGTTTCCTTACGAAAGTTGCCAGGATACGCTTCGATGTTGAACGGCTTTTCTAAGACGGAACCTTTTAGCCAAATCCCCTTCTCATAAACGAATTGAGAAACAGCAATGGCAAACTCTTGGAGTTCCATTTGCAAGTTGTCGACTTCCCGTCCTAGCACACAATGAATAGCAAATTGTGCCAACACGGGATAACGGCCATCGCCAACATCGGGCGCTTTGGGTAATTCTTCGATGTTCAGCAAACAGGCCGGAGCCAGCGATTCTAGGTTTTCACTTGGGTCGTAGCTGGCAATAGTGACTTTAGGAAAACGATCTTTTAGGGCATCGATGACCGCTTGGTGTACATCGCTTAAATTGATATGGGTGTTTGCCACTCACTGCCCCTCGACGTTCATTACGAAGTTGATCTCTTGTTTTAATATTTGGTGAAAGCGCGCTTCGGCTCGAGCGTGATAACGCTCTATGATTGGCAGGGCAATTTTCTCGATAGAAAAACGCTCTTCCTCGATGGGCAGCTCTGTCCATTGCCCGTCCGATCGCTTCGAACGCTTTCCACCTGAGGCATGTTTTCGCTTAAAAACGCCACTGTGGCCGCTTTTCATGGTGGCGATAAAGGCGCCAATGAATTGATGCTTCCCCACTCTAACGCCAATGTCGGTTTGCTTTGGTTTACCCAAGGCACTCACTGCAATGGGCGATAAACCAAACCACACGTTTACCGTGCGCCTGCCGTTTTTCATGTAAAAAGTTTTGTAATAACGGGCCGCTAAAACACGTTGCGGGACCGACAAGGCCAACCCTAACTCTCGTTTGGTTTGTGTTTCCAGCCAACGGGCGGTTTTCTGTATCGTTCGAGTCACGGCTTTTTGAAGTTGACGAATAGACAGCTCTAATTGCTCTTCTAGTTCAGCTACGCTGTCCCCTAAATCTATTTCAAGGTTCATGCTTTACCGCCAATTATGATCTTTGTTTTGCGTTATTTTTAAGGGAAGAACAATTTCATACTCACCTTTTTGAAACGGCAAAACCAAATAGGAAACGCCGTCTATGTCGAGGCGATCCCCTTCTTCACAGGGGCAATGGTTAGGTGATACGCAAAAGGTGGCGGTGATCACATCGACATGCAGTTGCCCTGCGGTTTTTGATTTCGACGTGGTATTCACGTCGCTTTCAATGAATGAGAACGTCCCTGTTATGGTGTTCGTTGTGCCTGCTTGCGATATCCATATCGCATCTTGCCCAAACACCTCATCAATATCGCTCTTGAGCGAATCCAAGACAGCACGATGACTGAGATTCATAAGTGCCTCATAGGTCAAAAGATAAGGGGTTTGGAAAGAGGAAGCTCTGTTAGTTAGAGCTGTAGATTTCCGCTAACAAGGATGGATCGCGAGCGATCGGTAAGTAAATCGCGCGGGAGCGGATTTCCAAGCCTTCGTCGTGGTCCAGTTCTTTGGTGGTGATGTGACACTCACGGGCTTTGGCTGAGCTGGAATGCAGTACATCGGCTGGCGCACGCAACATACCAAACAAGCCTTTCACGCCAAGTGGGTAACTCGCGCCTTTAGTGGCCACTTCGTCGGCTTCGTCAGAAACAAACTTGATACCACAAATGTTGATCTGGCTTGGATCATCCGCGAAGGCCACCACACGTTTTGCGTGAATTTCTTCACTGTAAAACGCTTTAATGCTGGCATGGTTGAGGATTCGTTCAATCAATTCCTGACCAATACGGCACTCAACACCCAGCAACGTCAGATGACCATGCTTTTTAGCATTGTCCACGGTGGCTTTGCGTAACCCTTTGAGCAAGGTTGGCACATTGGTTCCTGCCGTTCCCAGCTTCAAATCCAACTTGCGTTCATCCACACCCAAGACATCAAACAAGTTGATCAGCACCGTGCCTTTCTTGTTTTTCACTTTGCCTTTTAACGCGGAGTACGCGGTATAGGCGGCGGTATAGCGATGGTTGTCCTTGTGCTTGCCCATCTGACCTTTAACCAAAGCCGCTAGTTCTTGGGCTTTGATCTTCTTATCGCGTAATGAGCTGATGCGTGACAGGTCACTCGGAACAATGCGCGTATCAAACGGGTAACGAATCAAGCGAACGGGTACCGCATTTTCGGCGTCGTGTTCGTCGATGTTTGGATTCTGGCCAATTTCACCTGGCATCAAGACTTGAAGCTGTTGTCCAGACTTCACAATCATCACGGTGCGGTTTTCGACGTTTTCCACTGTGAACATGTTTAAGACTGCAGCATCAATATGCATCGATGCATTGAATCCCGTCGTCAACGACACCAGCGAAAACGCTTCATGATCGAATAAATCATCCATTATTGAGAACCCTCTTTGATGACAATGAATGCTTTTTCAAGCTGCTTTGTGATCAGAGCTTTAATAGGCTCTGTCACGCCATTTGGCCATGCAATGTAAAGCGTATTGAATACGCAATTGGCCCAATACACTTTGCCTGCACCGGCATGAATGCCATAAGCATCACTGCCGTCGTAGTCTTCTGCCGTCACGTCGAGCTCGCTGCCTTCTTTGGTGACAATGGCCCACTCAGGTTGATCCTTAGCGGCATCAATTTGCTTGATGCACAGCTCGCCACGCTCGTGAGACCAAAGGAGTATTAACGAGTCGGAGACCTTGTTTTTAATCTCTTGCATTACGCGTCCTCAATCAATTGTTGCATGTCGTAGCTCTCTTCTTTGAGAGACTCCAACCCGCTGGTTAATGAAATGTCTTCGTCCTTTTTCGCGGCGGCTTCCTTCAACGCTTTTGCCGCGGCTTCTTCATTGGCGTTCTCTTCAATGAGCTGGCCTGCCATTTCTGGCACACCGGCCGCTTTGGCAAGATGGTTAATTTTCTGCGCCAATTCTGTTTGGGCCGTTGCTTGTGTAACGGACGATGTTTGCAAGGCGACGATTTGCGCTTTTAAATCGGTGGTTTCCGATTCATGAGCAGCGTTAATCTCCGCGATAATTCGCTTATGCTTTGAATCTGTCATCATGGTATGAATCTCTTCTTCTGTTTTGATGCCATCAATTAGGCCGTGAGTCAGTAAATCCCGAGCGCCAAATGTTTTTGCTTGTAATGCTTGAACGTCAGCCGCTTGGATCCCTCGGTTTTTTGCAACCAGTTCAAAGAACGACGCTCCTAACTGGTTCACCGTGGCTTGATGTCGGTCGCTTTCTGCATCGGTCAATACTGTATTCGGGGCGCCATCGGCTTTCGCTTCACCCGTCGTAAAGTAAGTAACCGTCTCTTTGTCGTTGTGCATTTCACGACGACCAAAGATCACCCCAATAGAACCCGCCATGCTGTGTGGGCTGGCATAGAGTTCTGTACAGGCACTGGCCAAGGCGTAATTGGCAGAATACGAACCACCATTAATAAAACCGATCACCGGCTTAATCGCGCTGATCTCTTTAATCAAGTTGGCCAAGTCAAAGCAGCCTGATGCTTCTCCACCGGGGCCGTCGAATTCAACAAATATGTTTTTCACCGAATCGTCTTGAACAAGCGCATTGAAGCTTTGTCGCAAGTCTCGGTAAGACAGGATTTCATTACAGTTCGCGTCTAGCCCATTAAAGCGGTGCGAGGTGGGGCCAAAGATCGACAAGTGACAAAAGGTGTCTTCTCGACCGCCACTATCGCCACCTAAAAATAAGCTAGGATTCTGGTAAAACTGTTTGAGCAATTCAAAGTTGGCTTGATGAGAATCAATCGTCATCATCATCGGGGAGTTCGTCATCACCTGTAGAAGATGCCGCATTTTCTATACCTCTTGATTGTTTCGCTTGTTGGCTTCGTTGAACGCCATCCAAATGTTGATCCAGTGTTTTACCGCGTCCATTTGAGACTTCTTCCAATGATGTGATGTGACTCTCAACTTCTAACACCAAGGCTTTAGCGGCTTTAAGTGGGTCGATTTCTTCCCATTCTGGCCAAATCCACGTGGGGTTTAAGTAGGTGTAAGGGTTCTCAAAATAGTTAGGCAAACTCTCAGACGTACCCAGATGAAACCCGTCGATAAACCAACCTAGAATCCGGTTAAACGCTGGTCCTAAGACTATTTCACGCAACTGGCTCACCAACCGACGATGGTTGATCATGCCCGCTCGAATACTGGAATAGTTCACTTGGGTTAGATCCCCCGTGAGCATTTCGTAAGTGATGCCAAGTAACCCCGCTATCATTCGCAACACTTGGTTATTGTGCTCTTGGTAGTTGCCTGCGATCTCGGCGGGGGATGCGGTTTTGACCTCTTTCACACCGTTTAGAAAAGTGACGCCGCCCGCTTGGTGCACTAAACGCTGGGGTGTTTTTTGGCTGGCTGGCCCGCCTACGGTTTGGCTAACGTCAGTCTCTTTTAACGCAAAGACTTGTTGTCCAACTCGCTTCATTCGAGACTTAATCTCGACGGTTTGGTTGTCTTGGTATTGCTTGGCAAAATCCGCTCCCGGAGAAATCCAAGGTTGAGCGGTACTCTGTGCGACATGAACCATGTCTTTAAGGTGAATCACGTCTTCTGCGGGTAACCAGTTCACCGAGTCTTCATCAAAGTCTGGGTGATCACGGGGTAATTTGTAGAAGGCGTATTTTTTCACCTTGCCATTTTTCGCGTACATGATGCCGCCACGCACGTAACTTCCTGACCCCGTTTGTTCTAAACCAATGGCCAGACTTAATGGACTAACCACCTGTAATTGCAGTGGTATAGGGTGCAAGGTTCGACGGCGCACAATAAACGCACTGCCATCCAACAACATGGTGATGACGGCTAAAGCTTGAACGCCAGCAAAGTTGGTGTTTTCGTAAAAGTCACAGTAAAGCGCCCATTCATTAAAACTCTGAATGAAGGTTTCGCTAAACAAGGTAGGATCGAACACCGGCTTTGCGCCGCCACCAATGCAGCTCGCACGAAAACGAGACGCCCCCACTCGCAATAACGGGTTATTACGAACCAGATGATGACTGGCGGTAATTTCTTTGAGTAGCGCGCTTTCGCTTTTTTCGTTGTCGTGTAATTGTGCGCCTTTAAACAACGCCGATTTAGTGACACTTGAATACGTCAAAATATCACCTCGACATCGACACTTTCCATCAAGGGAACGGCCTGCAAATCTGTGATCATTTGGCGTTCCAGTGCTCGTAATTCTGACAAGCTCACTTCCGTGTACTGCATGGATGTTCGACCACCTTGCGGTGTGACGTATTCCACACGAACTTTACGCTTGCCTTGAACGAGGTCTGTGATGGCTTTCTGGACAATTTTTAAGTTGTCATCGGTGGAATAAATCGCCATCAGTAATCTCCATAATCAGACATTTCATAGTCATCGACATACTCAGTCTGAATGCTTTCATCGACAAGTTTGTGTGCGTTAGGGTCGATCAACCCCAAAGGCTCTTGGGGTGTAGCGGATTGAATTTCTGGTCGTAAAAAATCATACAACCACAGTAGATACACCAATAAATCCCATGGCTCGTTTCGCTTTTGATCAGGCTTTTTGTCCCATTTCACATTGCTACCGCTGCCTTTCAGTTCCTCTGCAGTGAGCATTTGAAAATAGATCAAATCGAACACATCGCTAACCGGAAAATGGACGTAGTTTTTACCGGGCATTTCGTTGTTCAAACGCTCTGCCGCGCGGTTTTTTAGTTGATGTACGTTAAGGCTGCGATACTCACACTTCACTTCGGGGTGGACTTTAAAACCCAACGTAAACTCTGGTTTGAATTTGGTCTTGGCGTTCACTTCCCCACGAATGGCAAAGATCCAACCTTGGTATGGCGCGCAAAATTCCAGCATGGCTTTCCACGCATGACCGTTGCAGTCCATTGCGGCGGCAAACACGCCAATGGCGCGGCCATCAGACAAAGTGAGTTCCGTTTCTAATTCATGAATAAGGTTTTGTTGGGTAGATTCGTCTTCAGGATCACCATGCACCTTGCCATAGTGAACGGCCCATATTTCGCCACGTTCGCCCACCGCCCAAAAGTGATAATCGAAGCGGTTCTTTTGGGTATCGATCGTTGCTAATACACAGCGTGTTTGTTCGGGTAACTGCTCCATGGGTGAGTAATATTCTCGCCGCTGGTAAAGTTCCTCAAAGTTATTGAGCTTGTGGGCGCGCAATGCGTCCGAGTACTCCACGCCCACCTTGGTGTTCATGAAGGTTTGCATCTTCCGCGGGTCTTTTTTCGCCTTGTCGTATTCGGCGGCGATGGATGGCAGCGAGGTATTGGGGTTGTCGTTGTAGGCCGACCAAATATGAAAGCCAGCGTCTATTTTGCCACGTTCGTTTGTGTCGCCTGATTCGCCACATTGGCAGCACAAAGCGGAGCCTGTTTCGTCCCATTGTTCTGGAGTTTGATGGACACCACAACATTCAAATTCACGTGTCGCGCGCCATTCGCCTGCTTCCACCATATTGAATTTATGGTGTTCTTCAATCTTGCCGCTGCAATGAATGCAGACAAAATGGGCGTCTTTGTAATTCTTCGGCGAGTATCTAAGGTTCTCTAACTTAAGCCGCTGTTTGACATCGCAATGAGGGCAAGGCACATACAAATAACGCTGATCGGTTTTCAAAAACTCCAGAGTAACTTTACAAGTACCGGCTTCTTTGGGTGTGGAGCCAAGCACAATCTTGCGCTGCCCTTCACTCTCTGTTCGAGTGATCCCCAAATCAATCGGGTCACCTTCTTTATCAATATTGTCCTGATAACCTGATACCTCATCCATGAAGAGATACTTGATCGTCACCATGCGAAAACTACTGGCGGACGTGGCCCATACAACGGAAAGATCACCGCCAAAAAAACTCTTATCGTTAACCGTATTTCGACCAAACAACCGATCCCTGACCGGAGCACAGTAAGTAAATACCTTGCCCAATTCACGAGTAGAGAACTTGTTCGCATCTCCTTCGGTATTTTGCACAATCATGATGTTGCCAGGGTCGTTCGTAATCAACCAAGCAACGGCTGTATTGATAAATATGGCGTAACCAACACGCGCACTTTTAGAGAGGACTATCTTTTCAATTAATGGCGATTCATAAGCCAATAGCCAAGCACGTTGAAATGATTTTGGCGGATAAACCTGAGCTGTAGCGTTCTCGTTATTCGCTGCCCATTGTAGAATCGGCATCTTCGGAGGCGGAACGATAGAACCTCGAATAGCGCTCAAGAATTTCTTCAATAATGGGGTACAATTCATCGAGACTTTTCCCGTTTAACTTATCCAACGCAGCCCGCACCACTTCATCCACTTGCTTCACTTCTTCTGGCTTTAATGAAACGCGTTTTTGTATCTGATTTGATAGGTCTAACAGCTTGCTTTTTACCGTTGATAAAGGCGCGTTATACAGCTCAAACATGGCCTCTGCCGGTATCAATTCCCCCTTATCTTTTTCATTTTGTAGCTGAAGTTTGATGGCCGCCTGCTTTTCCTTCTCTTTTTTCCAATCTTCAAGCGTTTTTGGCTGTTTACTGTTTCTACTGGTTCCCCCCGTTTTCCTCCCATTATTCGCTTTCAATTGACGAACAGTTTCTGACAGGTAGTTCACATAGGCATGCACCGATTTTTCAATATCGATTGAGCCAGACTCATTATAAACAACGGCGTAGCCTTCTTTTTCATGATTACGAATCGTCTTAACATTCACATCTAAAGCGGCGGCAAGTTGTATTTTGGTAGCCATGCGAAATTATCCTCTATTCACAAGGGTTATGATCAAAACGGTAAGGGTAATAGAAGCTATTTTATAAAAAATTTCTGTGAGACCGCGAGTCTATAACCCGCAGAAAAAAGGCCCCTATGGAGAGTACCTTTTCTATATAAATCAATGAGATATAAGACAATTTAAAAACTAACCAATCGGTCAATAATGACCAAAAAAACACTCTTTTTTAGCCATTTTCGTCCAAAAGCACACCTGACTGTTTTTGCCATGAAATTGAGCTCATTTTTAATAGGCAAAAAGTGATGATTTCTTACTGAAAATCAGGATTCGTTCAGTGCTTTTTTAATTTCAACCATGAGCTTATCATCAAGAGTATTCGTGCTCTTTTTTGTCAGTGATTCGGCCACATGTAAGAAGACAGCGATCAACACCTTTTCCGTGACTAATTTCGTTAATAATGTCTTCAAAATGGCTAGTAAAATAGTCGTCATACGTATTGCTCCTTATCGATTCCGTATAGCTCATACGGGAAATGATTAATGAACTCTTCAACAGTGCCGGCACCGTGAATCGTGTTGTAGTGATCTTTCCAATACTCGCCTAAAGCCCTAATATTGTGGACTTCCGGCAGTGCTTGAGGTTTTCGGTAATAGTGAACACGACACATAGCAATGGCGTATCTGAGGTTCCAAATCAGCGCAACATGATCAGGCCAACCATTCTGCTCATAACATTCATCTACACTGTCTGAGGTCATCACTAGCAATGCATCCCTGATTGCTCGTTTATATTTGACGAAGTTGACCCACAAGTCTCTGTGCGTTGCAGGCTCCATTTGGATTAACCCAAGCGCCGGCCCTTTCCCTAACTGCTTCAGATACGATCCATGCGACTCCTGAGCAATCGTCCCTAAGACAAGCTGTTCAGCAGCTAATGAATGCATCCCAAGCTGCTGTAATGCAGGCACAACAACATACTCACGCAATTGAGATAGGTTTAAACTCATGACAAGCCTCGCTTGAATTTATCAATGAACAGTTTGATTGCCTCGTCTCCCATCAAGCCAGCGACACCCGCCATAAAGCCTGTCATCGGCCCACTCATGTTAAGAGAAGCGCATAAAAACAACGTCAACATGCCCAAGAAACCGCCAGTAAACACTGCGATAAGCATATGAATTATCGAGAATTTTTTAGCTTTCTGTTGGAAATCACGTAGATATTTCACAGCACCACCTAGCACACCGACCACCACGAATGCTGCTGTTTGTAAAAGCTCATCCGGTAGGAATT